TAGCCGCAGCACCCCTTGTAGAACCTTCAACGCCTGCCCGCAAGGCTTGTTCTCCTGAAGACAGTAAAGCCTCACGCTCTAGTTCATAAGCCTCTTTGGGGATTGATAGTCCTTCAAGATAATTTACATCTAATCTTTTTCTTGCATCAGCCAATGCATCACTTGCTGCTTTTTCAGCTTTTTGTTGCGCTTTATTAGCTTGTTTTGCTTTTACAAACGAAGCTGTGGCTGTACCCGCCGCTGCTGCTATTTTAGCTGCTGTTGCGATTTTTGCCGCTGTTAGCCCTACTGCCACTGTTGTTCCAGTCACTGCTGCCATACTATAATATTTTTATCATTTCTTTATTGTAACTATCTCCCTGAATATATCCCAGTTCTTCATATGTTTTTATAAGACCATCGTGTTTTATAAGGGCGTATGTAAATTTGTTACCTGCACTTTGCGCTACTCTAGTAAGAGCGTCAACCAACAAAGATAAAGCGGCTTTTCTATTAGCCTTATTAGTATAATCTTTGTTAGATATAATCCAATCCACCCAAGCTACTTTTGAATTTGTCATATATATAAATCCTGCGCAAACAGGTGTTTTGTCATCATAAACTATTAAACCACCTTTGCCTTCATCTGGTAAAAAATCTTTTACAGGAGCGTCCCATTTCCAATCTTTCCACCAACCTACTAAAATCTGCTCATAGTCAGACTCTTCAAGTGATTTAATATTTAATTTCATTCACCTACAAAGATACTAATTTTAGGGATAGCTTTTCATTACTTCCGACTCTACTGCGAATAACTCAGTAGGTGTGCTGTCTGTGTTTGTTATTGTGAACTCACAGTAATGACCTAGCACTCCATTAGATTCTGCTTCTTGGTTTTTAATGTACATTATAAACCCATCCTGAATTGGTATAGATACCGCTCCTGATATTGAATTGTCTATAACTATATTGTTAGTGGCATTCTGTAAATCTACATTTATAGCAGTTACTTGTCCTACCATCTCTATAGCATTGTATGGAGGTGGAGCGTAATACACTATATCTCCAACACTCAAATTACTTCCTATCTCTATAATAGGATTAGTAGAAAAGTTTATAATAGTACTTGTTCCTACCACACTCACCGAAGAGCTTCTTCCTATACCATTTGCTGAACGCATAACATATTCATCCGAGCCAGCTGGTTGCGTACCATTATTTCTTACATAAGCAAACCACGCTCCTTCTTTTTTCTCAAAGTAAGTACTGTCTATTGTAGCTCCAGTCTGTATATCACTGTCTAGTGTTATACCCCAAGTGGCATCTGACTCTAAGTTTATGGTTTTAAATAACTTATTCTCTAAAGGCATTTCATTAAATACGCTCGTAAGAGTAGAGTTGTACTGTACGTTATAGTAGTTATTGCGTAAAGGATTAGTATTATGTCTATATAAATTACCAGCCTTTAAAGAATAAAAATAGTTGTTCATTCCAATCATCCAGTCAGCAAAGTAGGAATAGAATGAAGGCCAACCCTTCACACTATCGCTATAACTTAAAGTATATTGTTTATCTGGGTCCCCCTGCGGAGGTATTACCGGAGGCTGTAAGTTTGGACAAGTTACATTATCAAACTGTAAGTTGTTTTGACCACCCATATATCCGTGATAGTAACACTCGTAGCTAGTAGTACCATAATTTCCAGTTACAGTTATAGTTACGTCTCCAAAAAAATACTCATATGTATTTCCATCGAGCCCTGTTTTCAAACCTGCGCTCGTAGTTCCTGTATAGCTTATCTCACCTGTTTTACCAAAGTTGTGTATGGCAATAGGATGTGTTGAAGGAACTCCTGTTAAAACAAAAATACCAGTTCCTGTTCCATATAAACCATAATTACCACCGAACACATAAGAGTTTGTTGTTCCTATTAGCTGAAATGTTACTGCATTTGTACCGCTTAAACAATAGTCAGGTGTAGTTGGAATTGGAGGGGCAGGTGGAGGAGTAGGGGGAGTAGGAGTGGGTGGAGTAGGTGGTGTGGGGGTAGGGGTAGGAGCTGGTCCTGAACATATATTATATCCTGAACAGTCATATTTATATGTAACTATCCCATTGTTTGCTAACAATAAAGACCCCGTCCCAGTTGCTGGCGTTGAGCCAGGTGTAGCTATATAAAACTGATTACTGCCGCTAAAAGCAGTGTTTAGATTTGAATCTAACCAAAAGTGCTGTGTGCCACAAGTTATTCCTGAATACGAAGGAACATCTGAGTATACTGTTATAGCGCAGTTTACACAGGAAGTGGGTTTTACAAATGAACCATTTCCTTGCTGCTGATTAAACTGCCACGCATAAGAAACCACAGGTGTTGGAGAGGGTGTTGGAGGTGGGGCTGTACACTGAGTACATCCATTCAAACCATAATAAGCGCTATACGATACTTGTGTTCCGCTTAAAGCGCTTGCTGTTACCTGCCAACAGTATCCATATATTTCATATACATCTAATAAAGTAAGCTGTGGATTACCAGGAAATGTCCAATCATTTGTAATTGAATTATCATCACATCTGGTGAATTTATAGAAATAAGCCATGCGGATATATTTAACTACAAATTTACGAAATTTTATTGTGGCTAATCTAAGAAGCCCCAGATACCAGTTTGGTGATGCCTAGTAAAACTAATACCTTTTGAATTATTAAATAAGTTGGCTGGAAGCACTTCAATATGTTTATTAGTTGCAGAAGTAAATTCTGATAAAGCAATAGGCCCTACGGTTTTTCTTACAATTGTTCCTGGAACATCTTCAGTCAAATTAGGATAAGCTTTTATTTCATCTAAATTATTATATATACTATTTCTGCAATAGGTTAAGAAATCTTTCCAAAAATCTGAAGGAGGAGAAATCATTAAACTGTTTTGTAATATTTCATCTCCAGCTGAAGCTTCTATAATATATATTTTACTTTCATCTAATTGATGAATAAATGGAGATTTTAATTCAATATCTATATCTATGTAAGCACCTCCAATCTTTTCTAATATCAAACCTCTTACATAATCTAACTTAAATATTTTATGTAAGCTGTTTAATACCTTAAAAAATTCTGGGTCATTCTTTTTTATAAAATCATCTATGTCATTATCGTTCCATATTCTAATAGAACTGTAACTATTTTGCCAAGTCTCTAAACAAAATTGCCATTTTGCCGCCCATTTAGTTTTATCTTCAGGAGCTAAAAAATGTAATGTCATATAAGTTTGTAATGAACATAAAAGTTTCTGTAATAATTTCCTTGAAAAGGTTCAGCTCTTCCATGTTCACAAATAGCGGATTCATATAAAATCATATCTCCTGGCTCTGCATAAACTTTATGCCAAACGCCTTGATGGTCTTGTATATCTAAAGCCCAATCATTTCCAAATTCTTTATTTTGACACCCGCACCTTAAATCTTTATCTACTACTATTATTGACGATACATGGTGAGTTTCTACTCTGTCTACATGGTTTACTAAAGTGGCGTTTTTTAAATAAGACCTAATACCATAAACAAAACTTGGCTCAATATCAACACCAGCGAATTCTCTGTGTATAGGAAGAAGCTGTTGATGAATAATATTTTTGATAGATGGTATCTCATCAAAAGATAAAAACTCACTTCCTCCTCCTATTATAATATTTTCTTTTCCTTCAAACACTTCTTCTTTTACTGTGTTTTGAAGTAAACGATAAGCATCATTTATTATCGCCCATGTCTCTGGCGGTACTTTTATTACTTTGAATCCTTTTTCAGTAAGCCTAGGTATTTGAGATTTGTCTGTGTATTGCTTTGGTTTTTGTGAATACAACATAGCATCCTCTGCTCCCTTCCAATGATTTTCTCTCCACCATGAAGTTATAATATATTTTTTACCCTTTGTAACTGGCATACCTTCATGCATAGCTTCATCTAAACATCTTCCATCTTTCATGTTTTCCCAAGTAAGAGCTTTACCTGTTTCTGCTGAAACTACTTTATTCAAATTAGTAAAGTTAGTCCCGCCACCTTCAAAATCACAATTAAGGTAAATCATAAAAGTGTGTGTTCGGTTTCCAGAAGCTAAACAATGTTTGTCATATGCTGGTCCTGAAAAAAAATCTTGATGTGCCTTAAAATATTGTCCTACCTCATATAGCTGCCCCTGTAGATGCTCCCCTTTCAAAATGTCTAACCCTAAGTAATTAGCTATTTTTTGGTGAATGGCTTGAACTTGAGGATGGGTATGATTTAAATTACAAGTGCTAGATGTTCTATTAGAAGAATATGAGCTAACATTATTGCCTCCCTCTACGACCGAAGAGCGATGATGATTCTCATCTATCATTTTTATTAAATCTAAACACTCCTGTTGATTTAAGAAATTATTTATTTCAACCATTTAATTTAATTTAATTTCTATAAATATACTCAATTACTAATAACAATTAATTGGAGGTGCAGCAAAACTTGAGCCTGTCCATTGTCTGTATTGGTTATTTATTGTAAAATTCCCTGATGGATGTAAAGTGTTAAAATTAGCATCCGTATAAGCCACTGTAGCCGAAGCAAAAGTTGGAGCGTCAAGATAAATATTTCCATAACTTCCAGAACATACCGAAGAAGAACTATACTGCCCAAACAATACATACCCTTGAGGGGGCGGTGGCGTAGGTGTCGGCGTAGGTGTCGGCGGCGTAGGCGGAGGACTAGGCGGCGGACCTTGACAATCTGCACAGTCATTATAATAATTTTGTGGTGATATAGCTTGAGTTGTTCCCGTAGGCGCTCCCATAACTTCCCAACATACAGACTGCCATTGGATAGATTCTCCAACATTAACTGCTTGCGGTAAGGATACGTTTTCTTCTACACCAGTTGAACAGTTTCTAATTCTATATTGATTAGCAGGCGTAGGCGGCGGCGTAGGCGGAGGACTAGGCGGCGTAGGCGGCGTAGGCGGCGTAGGTGTCGGTGTAGGCGGCGTAGGCGGTGTAGGCGGTGTAGGCGGAGGACTAGGCGGCGTAGGGGCAGGCGGAGGTGTTGGTGGAGTAGGTACTGGCGGAGGCGTAGGAATTGGTGCGCTACAAGATTGACCTGCAAACAACACGCCCCCTACTTGCTCTCTCACAATAGTATTATCAGAATAAAAACCATTATCCGATACCACTGTTAAATCAGCATCATCATAAATAGTTGTTGCATTTGCGAAACTCGCTGTATCAAAATAATATGTTCCTAGTGTTGCCATTTTTTATTTAACAATTAGATAAATCATTTACCGTTGAGTTTAAATTTATTCGAGCGGCTTGACCACTTCCTGACCCACAAGGCGATGGCTGATACCAATATAAGCCCGCCCCAGTCCCCCCTGGAATTTGTTTAACATCGCTAAGTTTTTGTTTTTTAGCCGTATCAACATAAACAATATTATTTAAAGATAAGCAACTTGAGCTACCTGTATGATAAAATGTTTGTGTTGGAGACGATGCGCCGTTGCTACACGCATCAGTACCTGAACTCCAGAAATAATTGTAAGCTGTCATAATAAACTCTTGCAAGCAAGTTTCATAATAACTTAATACGATAGTATTAACAATTCCATTTGAACCTATATAAAATTTTAATCCTGGCGCACCAGATGTTTGTAATGATGACCCATAATACATAGGTAGTCCTGTCCCTGCATCGCTGCCATTAAAGGTGTTTTGTCCTAACACATCAGTATATGCAATGACTTGATAACTATTAGAATAAGCAAAATCTAAATCTGCCGTGCTCTGTATATTAACTGGCGAGCCTCCACCTGGACTGTAGAACAAGTACATAAACGTTCCGCTGGCTACATTATAATTACACGAATCTGATTTGTTAGTAAATCCATTTTGCTGCCCACCATTTAAATACCAAGCCACTGGAGATGGACTAGGAGGGGGGGTAGGTGTAGCTCCACAAACCGCGTAATTGCTTACAACCCCTGAATTATCTAGTAAAAATGTTTTTCCTGTATTAGTGGCTTGTTGCGTTCTGTAATATGTGCTTCGCCCTTGGTATGGAACACTTGTTGCGCCATTTACATAAACAACTAAATTATTATTTACAACATCATCCCAATCACTTACGTTTTGAGTAAAGTATACAGTTGAGGGGTTAGCATATAAATTACAAGCGTCTGAAGCGCTAGAAAATCCGTCTTGTGGATTTTGTCCGCTAAAAGGATTTCTCCATAAAAGTAGTGAATTGCCAGGAGTCGGAGTAGGAGTCGGAGTAGGTGTTGGAGTAGGCGTTGGAGTCGGACTAGGTGTTGGAGTTGAACTACAAACTCCAGTAGTATCTATATTAGATGCTGTTCCAAAATCTGTCATTCTAAATATTCCCTGTGATATACCATATCCAAAATTTGGTTGTCTGACTCCAAAATAATTATTTCCTCCTTGAAAAGGTATTGTAAGGTTTGCATCCGTATAAAAGAATGTACTGTTAGCAAATGTTGTGTTAAAAGAACTTGAAGAACTATATAAAGGTATTGATGCAGGGGGACAAGTAGACGGGCTAGTTGTACTTCCTGAGCCAGCTTCTATAAGCCACCTATATGATGTTACTGGTGGTGTCGGTGGTGTCGGTGGCGTAGGAGGAGTAAACGTACATCCTGTACACGCATCCGTTTTGCTTGTTGTAGAATAACATAATTCAGCGCTAGCTGGTTTTCTATAATCCCAAATTATATATAAAAAGTCTCCTCCTGAAGGCATAATAAAATCAGCAACAAATTGAGTAGGATTGCTTTGTTGTACTATAGGGGTAGCATCTGTAGCCGCAACAAGTAAAGAGTTTATATCTGCTCCTGTGTTATTATAAAATGTATTAGTTCTTAAATATTTTAATTTATTTTTATTTATATCAAAAACAAAATTATCAATACTATCTTTTCTACTGATAATAGATACTGTAGCTCCATCACCAGGTATAAATCCTCCACCTTGGAAACCGGCTACTTGGTCATAAAGAGAAACCACAGGGTTGTTAACACTAGATGAGAATGGTGTGTTCGCATAAGTTTTAGTTGGAGAGAAAAAGTTTCCGTCTGTCCATCTAAATTCATTAGTTATAAATTGACCAGCCTCAGAGTTGCTTGTAACAGCTACACCTATAATTGTCATGCTCTGAGCATTAGGACAAGATGTAGTAATATCAATTGTGCTAGCAGTGGTGCTGTCTTGTGTTACAGAAATATCTACTTTATCTACAATTACATCATTTTTATTAAATGACAATGTGCCGCTATTGTATACTGGCCCTGTGGTATGAGAAACACCATTGTATGTAGCTGTTATAGTGTATCCTGTAGTAGACGCAGCGCTTTCAGAAACAATCTCATCAGAAATATTTTCTGTAATTACATTACTATTTAACTCTGTAATAATATCGTTGTAAGTTCCTGGCGGTATTACAAAATCAATATCTACTATTCCTAATAAATCTCCAACATTTACACAATAAGTAAAAGTAGTTGCAGGATTTATAATGATGTTTTTAGTAGAATTACAATCCATACATTCCACAATTTGCTGAGGTAATTGTACGTTAGAATGTAAAACATACTCATTCATATAAGGGTCAAACCCTCCTATTTTTTTAGTATTAAAGGTATCAATAAAAAGGTCTCTAAACCACGAGCGCATACCAGCCTCTGATATAACCTGAAGCTGCTCATTATTATACGCTCCACCTATTAAGTTTATTACCGCTCCACGCTTGGCATCTGTAAAATATTTGTTAGGTCCATATGAAGCATAACTCTCCGGGTTTTCACTAATACCATAATCTTCTAATCTTGCTATTTGTGTGCCTAATACTTCTGGAACAGAAGTCACAGCTCCTCCCCCAGTTGCATCACTAAGTAAATTTTTGCCAGCCAACACATAAGATATCTTGTCTTCTTGTAAAGTAAGTATGTCTGTTTTTCTTCCGTCTAATAATTGAATAGGGCCATAAGAGTCTTCTAATGGTTTAAAATTAAGAAGACCTAGGTTGAACTCGTTTAGTTTATTTACGTTGGTCTCATCGTTATAAACCCCACTATATGTTAAATCAGCAAACCTATGTGACTCTTTGTAATCCATATTAGACGTAGAAGTTACGCGCTCGCCTATATTTTTAGTCTTACCTACAATTGAATCTAATATCTTATAACTTTCTACACCATTACCAAACGCAAAACAATCAGAAAACTCTGTATCAATTATTGCGGGCAGGCTTGAAGTTTGTGTCTGCACATTTCCAGAATGCATTCCATCTGCGCTTACATTAAATGAAAGGTGGTTTTCATACCATACATTATCAAGGGCATCTGTAGGCTGAGTTTCAAATGCTATAATAGAATCAGCTCTATATATTTGTATGTCAGCTGTAACCGTAGAGCGTCTTTTTGCTCTTGACAATGTACCGCCGCATCTTACCGTTCCAGTAATAAGTAATGATAACTCACCGTCTCCTCCAGCAGGATTTTGTTCTCTGTAAAACTTGTAATAATTAGTTCCTTCGGCAGTTGATACATCTTGTTTGGTAAGAGCTATAGCCGGTTCATAAGTGTTTGTTATACTACCCGTGTTTCCACCTACTTCTGTTACCGCATCACTTAATACCGCCTCTACGTTGTCTCCATTCCACCAATCTCGCATATTATCATATGTAGTGGAAGACACAAGCTCTACATTAAGGTCACTAATTCTTCTTTCGCATTTAGCATTTCCTTTACCAACCCCTAATCTTTCTTGTCTTATAGATATAACAATTCTACTCCCCGCAGGAACATTATAATCTAAAAACTGACCAGGATTTGCTGGGTCAGCTAAATTCATAGGATAAGATAATATAGGATAATCTCCCGCATTGTTTTCAATAGCTGTATCAGAGCCTGGTGTTATTATATCGTCAGCTTCTCTAACTGTAGAAAAGTTATTAGGATTAATTTTCATATATGTTCCCGAAGGAACTGCCGAACCATTTGAAGGAGTAATAAAATCTGCTGACTTATTTTCTTTTTCTAAAACTGTAGCTTCTACACATCTAAGTATAGGACCATTACTATCAGACTT